TTGCGCCCGCGTTAAACGTTACGTTGCCCGAAGACAACTGAAATTGCATATACCATACCTGCCCCGACGTCGCGGTGAACGTCAATCCGTACGGAACAACGCTGCCCCACGAATACGAAACGTTGTCGTCGGTAACGTTTGTTGCCAACGTGTACGATGTTGTCCCGTTTGTGATTCGTAACGATAACGTCGCGCCTGCAACCGACGTTGTGAACGAATAAAACCCGCGCATACTAAACGCGCCGTCAAACGGAACTTGCCATTGACCCGCGGCGAAATCGGCGCCCAAATCGTAGAAATTGCCGCCGTCGCTCAATTGAAGGGTTGTCCATCCCGAAGGCGCCGTGAACGTCGTGTTCGTCGTGAACCCGGCGTGAAACCGAAATTCGGTTCCCGTTGACGTCATTGTTAGTTCACGCCTGCCCTTGTGAAGCATCATATACAACGCGCTTTGCGCTGTCAAGAATGATGAATTCAGCGTGAACCCGTACGTTGAAAATATCTTGTCGACAATTGTTTTGACCCTGATAAACGGCGTCATATCCCGCGGCAGCAATGAAGCGTTGCTTGGGTTTGATGCAGCACCTGCGCGCCAATTCGCGCCTCGGTCGACGATGCCGTACCGAATTTGTCCCGTAAACAGATTGCCGCCCCAAGAATCTGTTACGTTGCCGTAACTGACCGAATGATTAAACGCCGACCAATTCAAATCAGACAACTTCGCATCACCAATGGTCGCCGCAAGATTTCGAGCGCCTCCAAAAAACGCAATTTCCAAGTCAACGAACTTGCCGTTCTGAACATACCACGACTTGACTTGAATATACCCGCGCATTATTTCAGCGCCGCCGATTGATAGAATCGCATCCAACTTGCGCTTGATATCAAACGCCATTACCTGCGACAATTCGAACGGCTGAAATACGCGTTCGTTTCGTTCAGTCAACGGGATGCGAAACGTCTGCGAATAATTGCCCGACGGCGTGTTGACTTTTTGAACGTCTTGGAACGAATACGTAAGATTGACGGGTTCGTTATCGTACAAATCCAATTGCCGCCATTGCCAATCAAAAACCTGAATCGTTAGCATTGGATTGATTGTGCAAGTTCTACGTTGATGGATGCTTGCGTCAGTTTGCTTGATGTGCGTACTTGATACGACGCTTGATTGTCGGTGATGTTCAGCGGAACCCAAACCCCGTCAATCTTGCCCATTACTTGACGCGCGCGCATCAACACGGGCAACAATTTGGCTTCTGCCACGTCAAACAATCCATTAAGCGTGAACGATTGTTTCGCTGTCTTTTGATACGGCACCGAATCTGCTTCGTACGTTGGCCATCCGTCAAATGTGTACGCGCTATAATCAATCAAATTGCGCTTGTACGTTTTCTCTTCTGTTCGTATTACGCGGTTTGCATTATTGAAAAAACGCAAGTAGTCCCAACCGCCGCGCGTATTGCTGAACGCGACCAAAACAGAATCGTTGCGATTGCCGTTGCAATTTCTTGTAACGCGAATCGCTTTGCCGCGAATCGTGAGCGTTCCCGCGGTAACGGGATAAATTGTGTAGGACTTCCAATTTGTCAAAGACACGCCCGTAATTGCTTCGACGTTGACCGGCATCAGCGCCGCGTACATCATAAACCCGCTTGTGAACGACGACGACGGCAGTTGCGCGCCGTTCGCTGCGTTGATTGTGATTGTCGTGGTCGTGGTGACGTTGCTTGTATTGGTTACTGCATACATAAGGGAATCACCCGAAAACACATCGTCCGATATCAAACACGCAACCACGCCTTCGTCTTCGTCCGCTGCTGTCAATTCGATATAACTTCCCGTTACTTCCCTATCTGTCAACCAAAACTTTTTCGTTGATGCGGTTCCGTAGTAATCAGCAAAAGACGGATGCAGACCCGAAGACGTTTGTTCGTACCCTGCAAACAAGTACGCGGTTGCTGTGTCAAGCACAGCCGATTCCGTACCTGTGTATTCACCTACTTTGACTTCGTATTTGCGGATGTTGTACGTTGTCGTCGTAAACGGAAGCGCGGTATAAGCGTGAATTGGCCCCAACCCTGCGCCGTACGCTGTTTCATCGACTTTACAGCGGTTCAGAATTACGCGCCCCAAATCAAGCGTTGCCGTGTTGTCGGCGTTGACTGATACGTAATACTTGCCAATTAGTGCGCCGTCTTCATACACCCAAAAGATAACACGAAACGCAGCCGTTGGCGTTCCGGTATATTCTGCTGTGAACAGCAAAGGTTGACCCGAAGGTTTGAACGTACCCGCACCGGGGGTCAATAAAAAGTCAACGGCCATTTTTGATTTGTGATTGTCGGCTATTAACGCGAATCGTCAACTTTGACACGGCATCTTCGCCGATTGCTTGCGCAAGCGGTGCGCCGTGTTTTTGAATCGCATATTCAAACCCGTTTACGAAATAACGCAAACCTTCGATTCCTTTTCTTTTGATGCTGCGCGCTATCAAAAACGCTGCGCTTTGCAGTCCTCTTTCCGTCTGCTTAACAAACTGCCCTTGGGCGTTTCGCAAGCGCACGGGTTTGACCCGCATCCATTTCATTATCGCGTCTGACGGCGGTTGTTTCGTGCGAAATGAAAACATACTTCCGCGCGATTGATTCGTTCCGTTTACGCCCCAATGAATAAACGGCGCGTATTGTTCTGCTTTGCCCGTTGCGAACAACTGAACGCCCGTAATTTTCTTGCCTTTGGTTGTCAGCGAATACGCAAGCGACTTTTGCAGCGTACGCGTTGCAACGCCGTAGTTCTTATTCTTGCCGATGCGCCGCGTTCCAAGTTCACGTTGCGACGCTTCGACAACCTTTGTTGCGAACGTGTTCCAAGCCGCTGTTACTTCCTTGCTCACGATGCAAGCGCCAATAACAAGTCGCGTATGGTAATAAACCCGTCGCGGTTTAAGTCGCACAACGGGTTGTAAGGCGGTGGCATTTCACCGAAGTATTGCAAGATGCATTCAAGTACGTTCATCGTCCTTGTGCGTTGTAGCGTTTTTTGTAATTCTTGCTTGTCTTCAAATGCGACGTTTTCGTTTTTGCGTGAATGCCGGGCCGGGCAACATCGCGTTCGATGCGCTTTGGTTGCGCTTGCGCTTTTGGTTTAGCCATTGCTCAAACTATCATAGTTCCATTGCCAGTAATTCGCTTCCAAGTATTGACACGCTTCGTCGTTCGTCCAAGTCGGAAAGTTCAAAACCACCTCTGCTTTGTATTCAACGATTGCCCACGCGCCGTCGACCGAATAACGCGTGGTGCTGATATCGTCATCGGCCAAAATGTTGTAATCAATCGTCAACACATCTGCCGATGGAATCACTTTGTAACGTCGTTCCATTAGTACCCGAATCGTGCTTTTTCAGCGTTGAAGTTTTGTGTTACTTGCGCAGCCGTCAACGCGATGTTGTAGCGTCGAACCAATCCTGCGTACATCCTTTGAAGTTCGCCCGCCCCGTTCCAAGTCGCAAGATAGAAATCGTCGAACGCAAGCGTTGGCGCGTAATTGCCTGTGGTGTCTTGCGCTATCAAGACGCCATTTCTGTACACGCTCAATCTGTCGTTTGTTCCAAGATTCTCCATCGTTACGACCATATGATGCCACGTGTTCGTTGTCCATACAGCAGTACCGCCGTATGATGTTGTGAATGTGTCTGTATTCGGCGCATAGATTTGAACAGCCGAGCCGCTCCACCTGCATCGTGAACCCTGATTGTACGCCGCCGACCAAAAATTGCCGTTGGACAACCAAGCGCCGTTTGAACGAATCCAAAGTTCGTTTGTATAGTTCAGCAGCAGCGTTGCGAGCAACGGGTCGTCAACAGGTTGCGGACGCAAGCCAACGCCCGCAACGTCATTTACCCCGTCGAAATAAACTGCCTTGACGCCGCCAATTGTCGTGAACGCCGCGCCGTTTGATAACCCAAGGTTATACGTGTACGGCGTCGCGTTGTACGTTTGGTGTAAGTCGTTCCAAATCGTGCTGCCGCTGCCCACGTTTGCATCCCAATACGCTTGAAGATTCGTCGTGACAAACGCTGCCGCGGGCGTTGCTGCAACAAATGAATTCGCTATGTAGTTATAAAAGTTCATATCAGATTGCTTGACGTTCACCGACGCAAACCCACGTATCCGTTGCAATCTTTTTGATTGCAATCACTGCGTATTGTTTTGCTGTCTTCGCTGTTTGACTTGTGCGCAGTGTAACGCCGCCCGTGCCTTGTATTGTTACGCTGCCCGTGTTTGCTTGCATAAATGCAATTTCAGTTCCCGTTTCAAATGCAACGGATGAATTCAGCGGGATTGTAATTACAAAGTTGGTGGTTGAATCGCAAACCATAAATTCATTTCGGTCTCCAATTGCAAGCGTGTACGTCGTCGTGGTATGTGTTACCACGAGCGAATACTGGGACGGAATCGTTGGCTTGTTGAGAATCTGCGCATCGCCTGACGCTGCATTCCAATCCGCGTTCACGTTCACTTCCGCACCCGCAGCGATGCCGTCAAGTTTGCTTTTGTCGCTTGCGCTCATTGCGCCCGCTGCCGAAGTCGTCGCGTTTGTAATGCTGATTGCAGGCGTCGCGCCTCCGCTCGAAACGATGGGCGCCGTACCCGTTACGCTTGAAACGCCCGTTGAACCCGTTGCGGCGATTGTGATACTTTCCGCACCCGCGTTTGGCGTCAACGTAATGTTTGCCCCTGCAATCAGCGTCAGCGTATCCGTTTCGCTGTTTGCTGTAATCGTGGTTGCGCCGACGACGATGTTTGAATAGGCGTTTTGGTTTACTTCTGCGCCTGATGCGATGCCGTCCAACTTCAACTTGTCGGCTGCGCTTAACGAACCTGCCGTTGATGTTGTCGCTGCGTCAATGCTGATTGTCGGCGTTGTTCCGCCCGTTGACACGATGGGCGATGTTCCTGCCACAGACGCAACAAAAGTCGGCTTGTTCAGAATTTGAGCGTCGCCGCTAACCGCGTTCCAATCGGCATTCACGTTGACTTCTGCGCCCGCTTGAATCCCGTCCAACTTCGCTGCGTCTGTCGCAAGCGTTCGCCCGTTGATTTGTGTTGCCGTTATCTTGGAAACTGCAAGCGTTGAAGTTGCGTATGTGTATGTGAACGCCGTGTCATACGTAAACCCGCCTCCGCCGTCTTGAAACCAAACGGACTTGAACCCGCCGGGCGGCGGCGATGAACCCGGCGGCGGTGGAATCGTTCCCGTGTTGATTGCGCGGTTCGTCCATTTTGACCCGTCCCAAGCAAGAACGTCGTTCAGCGTAAGCGTAAACGGAAAACCTACGTCCGCGATTTCAGATAGTTTGTAGTTCGGCGACCAATTGCGCACGAACAACCGGCCCGTGTTTGCGTGTTGCCGCGTAATAACTGCAACGGGAATCCGCGGGATTGGAGCGGTTGTAACAAGCGGCGTCCATTCGCCCGCTGTCACAGACAAATACACGATTGTCCCGACGGGCGCAATGCTTGTGTTAATGTGGTAAATTGTTCCGTACGGGCGAACGTGTCCCGGCGAATTGGCTTCAATCCTTTCGCTCGTTATCCCGACGATGGTTCGCACATCGAGCGCAGCAGAGGCAGCCGCAAGCACAATGCACGGCCTATCGCCTTGAACTGCGCCGTTGAAGCGCACGACCTTGCCAACGGGAATCGCTGCGCCCGGATTGAATACGGGAAAATCCAATTTGGCCGTCCCGCCGTTTATCCATTTGTTGCTTGCTTCATCGTACACCAACGCTTCCCTATCAAGCGGTTCTTCAATACGAACGTCAATCAAGTTCGCCAATTCATCAACGCCGCCCGTATCAATTGACACGATGCCGCCGCCTTCGTTTATCAACGTTCCGTTGGTGACGCGGATTGTGTTTACTGAAGCAACGTCAACGCTTCCGTCTTGCGTCAAGATGCGAAGCAATCCACGGCGCTGATATACGAACCCGCCGCCTTCGGGAAGCACGCCGTTAATTGGCGCGTCGCAGGCGCTCCTATCATACGGAATTTGTATGCTCAAATCAAGCAACACGCCCGCAAGGACGTTGCTGCCCTCTTCTGCAAGCGGTGTAATTGCCGCGTTTGTTACCTCGTAATTCTCGTCCTCAATGAAGACGTTGTGTCCGTTCGCGATATCGGCAATAATATCTTCCGCGCATTGTTCCGCGTCGCTAACGACTTCCTTTTGACGTTCTGTCTTGTCATCGTAATGCGACGGCAAGTCCAAAATATACACCTCGAAATCAAGCGTCTTTGTCGTTTCGTCGTATGATGCACCCGTGTAGATAATATGCATCAACGGATATTGCCCGTCTTTGCTCAAATCAACGTCCTCGGGTGCGCCAAAAGAAAACTGACGGATGAAGTAATGATTGCTTGCGAAATCTTCAAATCGCTTGATAAAGGTGTTCAGCGTAATCATTTCTGTTTTTTCAATTGCTGCGCGTAGTCCTTGAGGTACGCAAGATGTTGAAGAACAACGTGGGTCGGAAGTTCCGTAATTTCTTCCAACCGCCTGATATCGTTTTGGGCCAATTCGACGATTGCCGGGTACCACCCCCATTTGACAGCGAACGCATCGCCTCCGCCTCCGTTTCCAACAAAGAGTGAATCAAAGTTTGCAAGCGTTGTGTTCTTATATTCCAAAAAAAAAGCATCGCGCCACTGAACAAATCGGCAGGCATCTGCTTGAAGACGTCCGCGTTTTCTTTCGCTGTGTACTTCGCAATGATGTATTTGTCACCGCCGCGCATTCTGATGGGTCGGTACAACACGCTGATAAGTCGATGGGCGTTGGGCCAAAAATCTGCTTGATACTTTTCGCAGTCAATCCATTCGCCAATTGAGAATTCGCCCCAATCATTTATAAAGCCGTATTCCGTTCCATTCAATCGGAACGTGTTGCGATGTATTGCCGTTTCGGATATGCCGTTAAACGCGCTTAAAACCGCATCCACTTCGATGCTCGTTAATTCGCGCGCCTTCGCTTCGCTGATGTTAAGCAATGCGGCCGCTTTGACGATATCGGACGCGTCTGATAACGCGACTTGCAATTGACCCAAAGTGAGGTCGCTCCAGTTCTTTGGCGGCTTCATTGTATGATTGACGTTGAATGTTTGATTTTCTGCAAAGTTACGGCACAAAAAAAGGCGCCGAAGCGCCTTGCGTGTTCCTCATATCCGTTCACCAAATGCCTTTTTTGATATCCGTCTTGATTTCAGCGCGGCGGGCGATGGCTTCTTTTTTTGTGCTGAAATAATCCGAAACGTATCCGTCGGAAAGTTGAATGTACCAACCCCAATCGCTATTGGTCAAATAGATACATTTTTCGTTTACAATTTGAATTTCGGTGTTGTTGTTCTTGGTCATTGTCGTGGTGTGTTGTTGTTTGACCCCACAAACATATGCAAGGATTTCTTGCGCGCAACATTTCAGCAAACTTTTTTTTCACCCGATGCGATATCGCCCAAAGTTCGGGTTGCTCAAATTGAACGTCGCAGCGTAGCGCGCGGCGTCAATCGCGTGGTTGAATGCGTCGACGGGTTCGTTCAGGATACGCCCGTTCTTGTCTTCGCGCCACTTGTAATTGCGTAGTTCTTTAATCAGGTTGACGCTGCGCGCTGTAACGTACATAGGTTTTGAATGCAGATACTGAATGCCGGAGCGCACAGAATCCGGGCCTTTGCGCGCAGGGTGTACGTTCAACCCGTATCCGTGTAGTTCGTCGATGGACTTTGGTTCTGCTGAATCGGCAATGATAGGCGCTTTGCCTACGTCAAGCAGTTTCGCAATTTGTCTGTTTGCCAACCCGTGCTGATACAATACTTCATCAAACAGCAAGTCCGTGCCGTTTGTGTACACAGCAACACAAGCCGTCGGGTCGTTTGTATATCCAAAGTCCAAGCCGTACGCAAGCAACTTCCAATCCGAGGTAATTTCTTCGGCTTGTATATAATGATTGAAAATCGTGCTTCGCGATTGACCGCGCTCGCCTAATCCGTAGACGCGCCAAAAATTTGCGTCTGCGTCTTTGAGTCGTTCGATTTCTGCAATCAACGATTCATCAAGGAACGGATTGTCAAGATATGTTGTCTTGAAAAACGCCGCGTCTTCGCGCGGTATTACTTGCTCGTATAGCCAATGGAATTCATCCGACGGGTTGTAATCAAGCAAGATGTTACCCGTTGTGCGAATCAGCAATTGCCGCCAATCTTCAAGCGTCAATTCGTTCGCTTCGTTGATAAACAGAACGTCGCGTTTGCGCCCGCGTACTTTTTGCGGTTGGTCAATGCTGATGAATTCGACAAGATTGCCAAAGAGAATGTAAGTCGAATCGCTTTTGTTGTGGTTCGTTTCGTTGTAGATGTTTTCGCGGTTCAGTATTTCGAAGAAATCGCGCATTACAGACGCGCGCAACGCGGGGAACGTCTTCCGTGCAATTGTGATTGTCGCGCCTGCGTTCGTGTTCTTGTATGCAAGTTCAATCAGTACCAAAAGGAGCGAATACGTTTTGCCTGAACGCGTCCCGCCTTGGTGTACTTGAATGCGCTTCGCGCACGACTTCGCGTCGTAATACGTACGCGCTAACTTCATTCCTTAAACCAAGACAGCGGGCGCGATTCTTGAACTTCGATTTCTTGACGCTCGACGTACCCGCGCGCTTTGCCTTTCGTCTTCAAAAAGAATATCACCGCCGCCGGATTCTTGTCTTTTATCAAAGCGTGAAGGTGCGTTTCGGCGAAATCCAACGCTTTGTCTGCAATTGATTCGACCGCTGCTTTGTATTCCATATCCGCCCGCATCCACCTATAATGCGTTACGCGGTCAATGCCGACGGCTTGACAAGCAGTCGTTACAATACCCAACGATTTCTCCAAAGCGTCAAGCATCGCCGTTTTCGTCGTCGCTGTGCTCAATAATTCTTTGCGTGGCATCGTGCTTGCTTTTTAGGTCGTTGCATTCTGTGGCGTTTGTTTCACGTGTAACAATCGCTTTTGAAATATGCGCCAGTCAACGTGGTGATGTATGCGATTGAAACGAATGATTGTCTTTGCGTACTGCGGCCATACGGCTTCAAGCGTCTTTGCCTTCAACAATTTCTTTGCCGGTGCGTTGCCTTTGTACAATTCGTCTTGATTGCCGCCCTTCATCTTTGCCGCTGTGCTGATTTTGTTTGTCATATAGTAAACGCAACTTGCTGTCTTTCCTCCGTTGTGCAGTACCTGCAAGCACAAATCCACGTCCTCGTTGTACTTCAAGCGCCATCGGTACGGCAGGTCGTTGTTAATCAACATCGCGCTGTATACGTGGCAATTGACTTTGAACGCTCGTTTTGGTGGGCGCGCGACAAAATACCTGTATTCAAACCCTGCGATATCAATGCCGTGTTGTTCTGCGAATGCTTCGACGTATGCAAGCGGGTGCGCGCCTTCGTTGATGTATTTCTTTTTGCCGTCAATCCACTTTGCAAACCCTTGGATGTTGTCGTCAAATATCCAATGTTTTCTGTATCCGTTTGCGATTGAATGCGACCACGCAAAGTTGCGCGCAGGGTAACTGCCCAACCCAAGATTTGAGAACGGCAGTTTTAGGACGCGGTGAGCGCCTACGCTGTCTGCGTACGCGTCAAATTCTTGCGGTTCGACGACAACGTAAAACGTCAACCCGTAATCGATGAAATACCGGGCGGTTATTGGGTTTTTGAATCGCCCTTTTGATACGATGTAGACGGGGTAATTTCCACTTGCCATACTTGTCCCGCTTTTTTGGGTGTTACGTTGATGCCTTGCAGATAGGTTTCCGCTTCGTCTTTGCTTGCGAACACAAACACGACTTTGAACAAATCGCTTGACGTTCCTATTGGGTCGAATTCTTCATTCAAATCCAAGTCCGATTCCGACAGATTGTTTGCGTCGTGTCCTGCTGCCCAATTGCCGATGCTCAATCCCCAGTCGCTGATTTGCTGCGCATCCCATTCGTTGGCAAGGATATCCCAGTCCCATTCACCAAACGACGCGTTGTCTTTAATTACGAATTCCTCTTGTTTGTCTTCGCTCCAATCGACGACGTGTACAGGCAGCGACTGAATGCCTGCTTCAAGCGACGCTTTGAGGCGCATATTGCCGCCCAAAACCACTCCGTCGGGCCGACAGACAATCGGGCGCGCTTCAAGCATCGCAGGGAATTCTTGAATCGACTGCACAAGTTTGTTGAACTTGTCGTTCTTGATAACGCGCGGGTTTTTCGGGTTCGATTTGAGCGCGGTGATTTTCGCGTTCTGCAAGCCAAGTTTCAACATTGTTCTTCGATTTTATCGGCCATCAAAATCAGCCATTCGTATTCAAAGGAATCCATTGCGCGTTTGAATTCGTGTTGCGCCTCTTTGCAATGCTTCAAATTCGCGTTTTTAATGCCGTAGGAATGCACAACGCCCGCACGGGCGTACGCTCGTATGTTCGACGCTATTTCGGCGCGTTCTCGGTCGTCGTACGGCTTCATTGGTTTTTGTCTGCTTGGCTTTGCGCAGACAGCGCATCGCGAACCACGCGGTTGTAATCTTCAAAGAAATTTTCGCGCAAGCCGACCGACCACCATTTGATGAATCGCGCTTTGCGTCTGTGTTCAATCGCAAACGATTGTTCATCGAGCGTCCAAATGATGCGCCATTTTCCCGTTTCCTCTTGCTGCCACAAATATCCTTCGTCTTGCATTGACGACAGAACCGCCGTCAATGTTTGATGTTTGATGTTCTGTGTTCTTGCGTTGCTGCGAAACCCCTTCAAGTCCATCGGGCCTGCTTCATACAACGCAATGTAAACGCGTTGTTCGATTGTCTTTATCAACCCTGATTGCGCCGCTTCGCGGAACGCTTCAATGCTTTTCTTGCTCATTTCTTTGCGTAATATGCTCCGCGTACTTTGTTGCGGATGCTTGCCTTCAAGTCGTCAAGCAAGCGTTCCAAGTCGCGTTCAAATTTTAAGTCGTCTTGCCATTCGTTGAACGAGCGCGCGGCGCGTTCAGGGTACGATGTGCTGCGAATGTTCGGCATTGTCGTGTTGTCTGATAAGTTCAATTCCATTCTTCGTTTGTCGCGACCACATCGTTGTATTGGCTCACAATCACAGAACATTCAAGTTCTGTTTCGAGCCAATCGAACACGTCGTGGTAATCGTCGCTGCCAAATTCTACGCCCGTCACCTCCAAGAACTGCGGCAGGGTGCAAACGATGCAAGAACCTTGTTCTTGTACCATCGCTTTGATTGCGTCGATATCAAACGCGCTGTTTGCTTGATTCTGCGTGTTCATTATTCGTCAAATTTTCTCGCGATTTCTACAAAATTCACGTCGCTCAAAAACGCCGCAAGCCATCCCGACAACATATCATCCGTCCGTGATTCTTCGATGTGATTTTCAACCATTTCTTCCAATCGGTTTGCTTGATGGCAGCGTTCCCAATTGTCCCAGTTTTCGAACACGTCGCGCGGTTCAAATCCGTCAAAGAATTCCAAGGCGACCCTCCAAGTCGCGTAGTTCGTCCATCCGTTGTAGTTCATCGTGGTTGTTGTTTGATGCTGTTTGTATCACTTTGCCGACTTGTTCATCTTCTTTTCGAACCACGTCCACGGGTTCGTGTACGTCGTGCCCGTGTCGCCGTTGCTTGCTTTGATGGGCAACCACGCGCCGTTCACTTCTTCAAAGCAAACTACCCAGTTACCGAACCACGCAATCGCTTGCGTTTGATATGTACGGCCTTCGCAGACGTAGCCGCTGATGTAAGACAGACCGCAGTTCGCGTATTCAACATTGAATTTAGACGCAACTTGCTGAATTTGAGAGGTTTGGTAGGTGGTCATCGTGGTGTGTGTTGTTGTTTGATGGAGCAAACATATTGCATCGTCTGTCTTCCTGCAAACTTTTCGTCAAGTTTTTTTACGCCCAACCCGGCAAGTCAAGTTCGCGAACATCGTTGAAGTACCCGCCGGGCGTTCCGTCCCATTCTTTGAAGCGTTCAATCAATCGCGCGACGCGTTCCGTTGCCATTCTGTGCGCGCGTTCGCTTTGGATGTAAACCGCGACGTTGTGCGGCGCTGCTGATTCAACGCAAATCCAATAAAATCGCGGCACATTGAACGCTTGCGTATATAGCGCCGCTTGTTCGTGATATCCGAGGTTGTGCGCTTGTCTTTGAAACGCCTCGGGCGACGCGTCTTGTGTTGTCTTCACATCGAAAATCCAATTGTCTGAAACCCCGTCGGCGATGCCTCGGAATTCAATGCCTTGCAATTCTTTCGCAATGCTTTGTTCGTACGCGTTCGCTGATTCAATCAAACCCAATGCCGTCGGGTTGTCGAATATCGCTTGACGCATTCGTTGGATGTTTTCGAAATCTGCAAGCGTCAGAATATCGCGGCCCGTGGCTTGCTGTGAAAACGCTTCAAAGATTTCTTTGCCTTCTTTTGTGCGTCTGTCAACTTTCGGTGCGACGATGTAACGCGCATCGAATTCGTGCGGTTCCAAAATGAAGCAATGCAGCGCGCTGCCTGCAATCATTGCGTCGGTTCGCGGCGCTTCGCCCGCTACGTATTGAAGGTAGTGATTCGGCGATTTGGCAAATGCCTTCAACGCTGAATGTGAAATGTAGTTTCGTTTCATCGTTCAAATAATTTCGACAAGTACGTTCAGCGTTACGGCGTGCGCCAATAGTTTGCAGACGTCGCATCTGCGAAAATGCGCATCATCTTTTACATCCAAGTAAATGCGCTTGCGCGCTTCGGAATATGTGATTGCGTAATGTTCTGCGACTGATGCAATCACTTGCGTGGTGAACTGATTCACCCACATTTCTTCATTGCCCTCCAAATCCATTTTGGAATTGTATATGATGGGCGCGACGTACGACTCCGCAATTGCGTATTCGTTGAACAATTCAAGATGTGCCATCGTGTTGTGTTGTTTGAAGTGAAAAGAAAGGCGCCGAAGCGCCTTACTCATTTTTTTTTCACGCCTCTCGATTGATGAAATTCGAAAGTTTCGTTTGCAGGCGATTGATTTCTTTGTCAAGCGCATCGATTGAGTTCTGAATTGCCGCGAGGTCTCCGTGCTTGTATTCGCCCGTACCCATTGATGCCATCGCTTGGCCAAAGCATTTGTGGTTATATGCCTGCGCTCCGGTAAAAAGCATCAGTTCGCGAAGGATTCGGTTTGCCTCGTTTTGTGCCGCTTGGCGTTCGGTGGTCGTTTGCTTTTTCATCGTGGTTGTTGTTTGATTGGGCAATGTTACTGCGTTTTGTTTTCTCCTGCAAATTTTTCTGCAACTTTTTCTTCATTGCCGTGGCGTCGCCGACAATGCGTGTTGGTCTGCGTCGTTCGCAAGCAGGTTTTTGATTTCGCGGATTCGGTCGCGCAGACACGACGAACACGTGGTGGCGGTTGCAGTCGCGCCCGTGGCCTTGGCATAGTATTCTGCCAACTTCGCATTTTGTTCTGCGGTGATATCGTTACCCAACCCGCCCAAGAATTCGGCGATTTCGTACGCTTCAACTTGCGTTATCGTGCCGTGCCATTTGCCGAGCGGACAAGACGCCATTTTGAACTGCGCTTTTACGGGCATCACGCATCCGCACAACTGAACTTTTTTGACCCGCTTGCCTTTGAGAATCGGGCCGCAGGTGCGCGTTGTCGTAACGTAATGCGGACACGCTTTACAGATGTTCAAGCGTTCCGCCCTTGTGTCTTGATTGACGAATAACATTCGCAAGTATTTTTTTGGTTCTTGATAGTGATTGATAAATGGTCGCGGCTTGAATACCTGATTCGCGCGCTACGTCTGCAAGGTTGTATCCTTCGATGTACAGCCGTGCAATTGTCTTGTCAAAAAACGGCAATCGGTCAATGAACAATTCCATTTGTTCAAGCCGCAGCGCCGTTTGCAAATCTTCGCTGTCTGCGATATCAGGCAATGAACCGCGTTCTTCGATGCGGTATATTTTCTTGAACTGCCCGCGCGTCGCTTCGATAAACAACGCTGTGCAGAAATAGCCCATCGGTTTTTCCGGGTACGTCTTGTCAATTACGCGCAGATATACGTGGGCGACCAAATCAGAATCGTCCGCGGTATATCGCCTTGCGACGCTACACAAGTACGCGTAATTCGTGGATACAAAATCATCCCAAGATTTTTTCGAATTCACGGACTTCTGCTGTGTAGTGCGCTATCATTTGGGACAATTCCTCGATGGTATAACGCGCTGCGCGGTTGCTTTTCAAATAGATTTCGTCCGCTGTGCCTTCGCCGTATTTCGCGTCGATGTTTCGGGAGAATTCAAATTGACGCCCGCCGCCCATATTGCAACGCTTGCATTGAAATTGTACGTTGACTTCATCCCATCGCGTCGCGTATTTCGCGCGGGTAATAAAATGCCCTGCGTCGACTTCGCGCCAATGCCGATTGACGCCGCAAGTAAAGCAGTTTGCGTGGCCCGATTCGTCTGCAACGCGCATTCGAACGAATCGCGAAAACACGGCGTCAAGTTTGTGAACTAATGTTGCCCGTTTTGTTGCCATCGTGCTTTGTCGCGTTCGCGTATTTCTTCGCGCTGTTGCGGCGTCAATTTAGGGCGACGTTGTAAGATTTCAGCAAACGTAGGTTTCAGTTCAGGCATCGACGCAATCAGTTCTTCAAACAACGGCGCGCGCAATGCGTCTTGTTCGATTGCTTCGCGGTAGTGTTTTTCCCTGAATTCGCAAGCCGTGTTCACGTCGTATTCACGCAACGCGGCGCAAATCGTCGGCGTGTCAAGCCGCCCGTACAAATCGATTTTACCCCGTCGAATTTGACCAAATACGTGTATTACTTCCTCGACGTTCAGCGAACGGAATTCGTCAATGATATCCTCGGCACATTGATAGATATCTTGCTCCGATTCAAACGTCTTGTTCACCTTTATCGCGCGCATCAACGCGAACAATTCGCGCGAAACGAGCGCGCGCAGATACGCGCCGTCTTGTTTATTGGCCCGTGAAATGCTGATGCCATAGCGGCGTATTTGTTCCGGCGCCGTTGGCTTGTAGATGCCTTGTGAATCCCGTTCTTGTAAGGTTAGGGCCGCGTAGTTCAAACAAGCCACGCCATCCGTTTGCGATGCTTTGGCCAATGATTGCGATTGCTGCGTTTTCTCCATTGTTTGATATTTTTTGCAAGTTATGCAACGCGGTTTGTTCTGTCTTCGCGCTGCGATATTGAAACCGATGTTCCGCTTTTCTGTATTCCTTCCATTCTGACCACGCATCTTGAAATTGCTGCGAATCAAAAGGCATTACAACCTCAACATCGCCTTGTTTCATATGCTGTTTCATAGGTTGTTCTATATCTTGTTTCATATGCGCGCGTTTGGGCGCAACTTTTTGCGCGTCTGTGCGCAACTTTTGCGCGTCTGTGCGCAAGTTCTTGCGCGTATATGCGCAACTTCCATCGGGTACTTGCGCCGAAATGCGCAACTTTCGTGTTGCCCCGTAGCCGTCGCGCTCGATGAATCCCAAGCGTACAAGTTGAAGCAAGATTTTGCGCGCTTGCTGTTCTGAACATTGCAGACGCTCGGCAAAATAATCGTCGCTTGCAAAGCATTCGCGCCCCGTATCAATGAACGAAGCAACTTCCGCAAGAAAGATGCGTTCGCCCATTGATAACGCGCGCAATTGCCAAATGCGTTCAGGAATCCAAATGCCCGCCCGCTCCATATATCGTCTGTTCTTGACGCGTTACAGCGTCAACCATTACTTGAAATTCTGTTCCTGTCAGCGCACGAAATTCGCGCGCATATTTCAAGAAATTTCGCGGCGTCTGCGTAATCCAATTCCGCAGCGTGGGAATTGTCAGGTTCATTGCTTCGGCGGTTTCTGTTACGCTTTTATAGTGCGTCAGAAAAAGCAATTCCAAAGGGGTTTTTCCGTTCATTTTGATTGATAAATTCAATTGCTTGTTCAAAGTCCATTTGACCCATTCGCATCAACCCGCTGACGTTCGCAAAAGGGTTGTCGTGCCAATAGCATATCAAATCGGTTTTCGTTGTTTTATCAGGCAGCGGTGGTCGCGGCATTACTGCAAAAGCGAATTGCGAAGTTCAAGCAATTTGCGCGCTGTCAACACCAATTCTTTGTCGTCGTGAAACGAGAATTCTTGGCAGATTGCGTATTGAATTGCTTGGCCGATTGCCCACGAAGCGTCGATTCGCTTTTGAACTTCGGGCGATGCTTGCGACTTGGCTTCAAACTGCGGTCGTGAGAACTTGAAGTTCGTTCCGTAATTGCTTTCCGTCGCTTGTACTTCGACTTCGTCGCCGACTTTCCAAGCGTCTTGTGTTTTGCAGTTGACGCGCCCCGTGCGTCCGTCGTCAAGCGTTGCGTCATACTGATACAACACGCCGTACTTTGATTCCCAAGTACCGGTAAATTGGAGGTTTGTAATTTTCATTGGTCGAAATGTTTTTCGATGTATGCGTTCAGTTCTTCAATTGCGCGTTCGACGTTGAACAGATGCCATTCGATGCCGTACGCTTCGCGGTTCGCCAATTCGCGCAACCAATGCGCGTAGTATTCTTGGACGTCTTGTTTGAATTCGGGTTTCATAGCGTTGCCAAATCTGCAAGCATTGCAACCTGAATGTTGTCCACGAAAATTGGACACAATTTGCCGTCGGGCGTCTTTGCTTCAACAAGCAATTGCGGCCCAAAATGCGCGTCGTGGATTGCTTCCGTCGTGAAGCCGCGCGCCTCAAAATAGGCGGCGGCGTGTTTCACTTGTTCGTTGGTCAGTTTCATTGTTTCGTTGTTTGATGGGTTAGATTTTTACGAATTCGATTTTTGCGCATTCAAAGTTTGCCAACTTTTCCTTTGATTGTGTTTTCCACATTTTAGCGATATCCTTTGCGCGGCCGCCTTTGAATGCCTTTGAATCGCGGAATTCCAAGCGTTGCTTTTCAATCGCGATTGTTTCACCGGTGATTGCAGAAGTGTACGTGTAAGACACTTCAACGGCGTACCAAATCGGTTGCAGGGTTGCGGTGTGATTGTTCATCGTGGTGTGTGTGTGTTTGTTTGACCGGACAAACATACATCAGGGTATTTTCCCCTGCAAACATTCCGCAAAGTTTTTTAGCCCGATGCACAAAAAATCTTCGCGAAAGAAAAAGACGGGCCGCCGTTGCGACCCGCCTTCGTGTATCAAACAACAAATACAACGGCGATGAACCGCGCCGCGAATTTAGTCCATAAACGACAAGCACAACGGCAGCACAGCGACAGCGCACAACGCTACCGAAGTCCATTCAATGCCGTTCGCTGCGATATCATTGCAAGCAGTCAGGGCAATGATGCCGCCAATTGTGCGCTTTGCAGACCATCGCCGCAAGTCGCCTTTTGTCTTAAACGCTTCCGTGATATCGAATCGCCCTAACAAGTCAAGCCAATTCATTTGCGCTTGTCCGGAATCAACGCGTTGATTAGGCGCGCCAACGCCGATGAAATCTTGTTGTCTTTCGTCGACGGGGTGAGGTTCGCGATTACGTCGAAAAAGACGATTGCCGCCGGGACGATTGCCGCCCAATTTGCCAAAAGAAAATCCATTGCGTTTCAATTTAGAAGTCGGTAAGTGATGGCAACGCGTTTGACTTGTTCAACTTTAAATCGCTGAACTTGTCAGCGACTTTGAATGAAGGACACGCCTTTGCGTTTGTGAAATCGTTGTGTCCGTAAACTTCAAGCGGCCCGTACTGCGCGCGTAGCGTCTGCACAATCTTGCGAAACGCGGCTTGCTGCTTGTCGTTCATCGTGTCTTTTGCTTTGCCGTTCTCCGTGCCGCCGACGTAACAGATGCCAACGCTGTTGTCGTTCCATCCCAAGACGTGAGCGCCGACCTTTTCAAGCGCGCGACCCAATTCTACCTTGCCCGACAATCTGATTACGTAGTGATAACCGATATCAGACCATTTGCGCGCTTTGTGCCATTGCCGTATTTCTTTTGCTCCGATATTCTGTGAAGGATTCGTTGCGGAGCAATGCAGAACAATGAAGGTCAGTTTACGCATTGAACATAGTTTTTATCCACGATAAAACAGACAGCGCAAACGCTCCAAGCGCCGTCCAATATTTGCGCTCCAAGTTTGAAATCCGTTTGTCGAAGTCATCGTTGCTTTCCTTCAAGTAATCCAACTTTGTTTCGATTCGCGTTATCGCGCGTTCCATTTTGTTTAGTTGTTCTTGCATTGAGCCAAACCTTCAAAAGTTCTTCGTTGCGTTTACGACTTGATTTCAACACGTCGAATACAATTCAAGATTTCGCGCATATCGCCCGCTGCCTCGACTGAACGTCAACCCGGATTGATAGTAAACGAACGGCTGCGCGCAAATTCTGTTTTGCGTGTTCGTGCTGTATTCAGGAAGTGAAGCCGTATTGTGACACAGATATTTGTACATCTGCGCCGTGTAGAAATTTGCGTTCTGTCTGCAACGCTCAATTTCTCGGTGCAAGTCGTCCGGGGTGATTGCGCTTGTGTTGTCTGAACTGCGAACGACCAAACCGCCGTTGTCAATCTTGACGTGTAACGTAGGCAAAAGTTCAACCATTGTCCACCACGCAAGCGCCTTGCGCGCGTACGTTTCGACCAATGTTTGATACGCACCCGCAAGCGTGTTGCCCGCAATCTTCGTGCGCAGCGCGTCGTACAAATCAGAACCCAAATACAACTGCAGCGTTTTATCCTGCGCAATCAAGACGGCTTGTGAAATGTAGTTTTCGTCGACGCTGCCGTTCAGCATCGTTGTACGCTTCAAGTAATTGGGCGAAATGAAAAGAACTTCGGGCATCTTATCGTGGCGTTGTGAAGGTTCGTGGTTCTAAAAACCCGCGGTTCTTCATATCCCGCGGACGTTGCGCAACGCGCTTGTCGTTTTCTTCAAGCCGATTGCGGTTCTTGTCTTCAAGCGGCAGCGCGCGAATGATGCGTTGCGCTTCATTGACCGAAATCAACTTGTTGTTTTTCTTCAAGAATGTTTGTCGCATCCAAAAATGCCGACAACTTCCCCCGCCTTTGTACAACCAAACATCATACGTCGCAGCGCCATTTGGCCCCCAACCGGGGTTTACTGCTTGACTGCCTGCGGCAATGATATCTTCCTTGCGGTAGACCTTCATCGCTTGAATCATACGCGCGCAGAAGTCGCGCGAATCAGCGTCGGCAAGCGTCGTCGGTGCGTACGCATAACGAACGCGGACAATATCGTTGTCTTGTTCGCTTGCTTTGCTTGGCGCGTTGCGAATCGTGCGCGCAAACGCCCACGCAGAATCAAGGATTTTTTCGTTCTCGTAATCAACGGGGCGTTCGTCGACCAATTCCCAATCCGCGTCCATTGTTTCGCCGCGTTCTGTCAAGTAATCAAGGGCCGCGCTCAAATTGACAGCAAGCGCCGTTTCCGTTTGTTCTGCAAACAAGCGTTCCGCCGCTTCGGGCGGGAATTGTAGCATCGTGACAAGCAATTGAATTGCTTGCGTTTTGGTCAGTTCACCCAAGCCCACTTTTGCGATAATATCAAGCGCGCTTGAAACTTGAATACCCGTGTACGATTGCGCAACGTCAGCCGTTTCGACTGCTTGCCCAATCGGGTGAACTTTGTCCGCGATGCCGCAAGCGTTGATTAAGGTTTGACAAGCGTCAAGCAAAAGTTGCTTGTTCGGTTGAATTACCTGTTCGTAAAAAAGTTCGCTTGACTCCGCCATTTCTGCGCCTCCGCCCAACTTGCCCGGAACCATTACGCCGAACATCTGCGGGTTGGTGACGCGATGCCCAATCATTATCTTTGCCGTGGTTTCTTCCGACAAGAATTGGTATTGTTTGTCGGCATCAGACAACGGGAACGGCTCAATCGAAGGGCGACGTTCGGGCGTGTCTGAAAACGTCATAAAAAATTTGCCTGCGTTCTGTGCGCCCGTCGTTTCGCGCTCGATGTTGTTCCTGATTTGACGTCGTTCTTCGTCGTCAGGTACGCCGTTGGAGAAATGAATCGCAAACGACGGCGACAACCCGTTTTTGATGTTGTTTATATGAAATACGGATACCTCCTTTTCAAGTTCAATGTAATTGATTGCTCCGACGTAATCAGGTTTGGCGTAATACTGCGCACCAATCGTGAACGGGCGCACGGCCAATACTTGAATCGGCTGTTCGTTCTTCAACTTCGGATTGAAGCGCGGCAGAACCTCGGGTTCTTTGTCCTTTTGCCAATCTTTTGAGTAATAATAGAACCCAATTTCTTCGTCTTCGTTCGCAACGCCGCAACGGATGTTCTCAAACGGAATGTGCTTAACGTTTGCGATTGTCTGTCTGTCAAGCGACCAAATAACCTCCAAGTAAAACCCCGCTTGCACCTTCAAATCCATTGCGCATTTGCGCAGTTCTTCGTTCATATCCCATTGCGCAAGCAACATCCGCCCTTCAAGCGTGTTCGCGTCGAACCCTTGCCCAAAAATCATTTGGGCAATGGTATTGCACAACGCGTTATGTGTGGGCGACGCGTGGTATAACTCAATCAGATAGCCCGGAAAATCGTTATCGTCGCCGTATTCAACCCATTCCTCCGTGATTTTCTCACGATGTGAACGCTGTTCGTACTTCGCAAGCGCCAACACATTTGCCGTCTGCTTAACTTTCGTAATAGACGAATTCATTGGGTATTGTGATTGTCGGGAAGGATGTAATCGACGGGCCATTGACTTTTAATGTTCCTTGTTCTACTTGTGCAACCACGTTGACGTTGTTCGGGTCTTTGTTCGTGCTTGAATTCTGAACAAAAACGAAGTAATCAAACTCACCAAATTCCGTTATCAAGACGTTGTTCGTGTTGTCGATGTTCGTACGGACGCGGATTGCGGTATATCGCGGATTGTCTGTTTCAACATCGGCCACAAAATAAAACGCTTCGTGCGTTGAGCGATTCACCAACTTGAAAAGGTAGTGCGTATAAGAATAATCGCGCGCAGCGTCTTGCAGCGTCAAGTATAGGATTTGCTCACCGGTATTTGGGTTCAGATACAGCATCGTTTAATAACGCAATTTTGGGAAAAAAATACGGCCCCGAAGGGCCGCATTCATTTCGTGTTCTGTTGCATCAGTTGCCCGCGGTGAACGTCAACAGCGTTTGCGTACCCGTCAAGAACGGAGCAGGCACCTTTTCTTCTGCTGTAAACGTCAGCGTGTAGCCGTACAAATCGCCCGGATTGGTTCCCGTTGCGAACGTTCCGCCCGTTACCAAGCATCCGTTAGAATGCCCAAGAATCACTTTATCGCCGTTCAGGGTTTCGACAATTACAATCAAATGCCCTTTGACCAAGTCAGCGATTTCGGCGTTCACGCCCGCTTCCATTTTCGGAATCGTGCATTCAAATACTTGCGAATAAAAGACGGAACCCGTCGCAACTTCGGCGTTGATTGTTTGGGTCAATTGGCTTGCGTTTTTCACAAGGTCGAACCCGTAAACAATTTTTGCCGCCGTCGAATCGGTAAGCGCACCGGCCGTCGGTGTGCCAAAAATGCCGTCAGCGAATGTTCCAATCCAAGCGCGTTTGACGCCTCCGATGGCATCGCGACATGGGATGCCGCGTCCTGAAATTGTGATTGTGCAAGCCATCTTATTTCAAGAATTAGGAGGTGCGGCGAGAAACCACGTACGAAGCGTGGTCAATGATTTGGCAACCCGCGGTAAGCGCAATCATTGCGCGCGATGCGTCTTCAAGCGTCGAATCATTCAGGTTTGCCACCGCTGCTGCCGTAGCAAAATCGTTGCCCGTCAAGTCAGTTCCGAACGCAAGATTTTCGGGCTTGGTCAAAAGGAACGTGTCAGCAGCAAAGCCGCGCGGCGTAACGATGCGGTACCCTGCGTATTGGCTGACTTGCTCGTTGGGCAAGTACAACGAACCATTTGCAGAACCAAGCGAAGCGTAATACAGACCCTTCATCGCGGGACTCATATAGATGTACGCGTCAGGGTCGCCTGCGATATCGGGCGGCGCGCTTGCAACCAAAGCAGCAAGACGGGCCAAAATACCGGTTGCGTTTGCCGAAGCATCCGTTGCGCCCGTCAAAGCGATTTCGTAGGTCGGGGTTGCCGCGACAATACGCGCAAGCCATCCCGTCAAATACGTAACAGAAGTACCGCCTGTCGTCGTTCCGTCGGTGCTGTTGTATGCGCCGCGCCACATACCAACTTCAACATCTTTTGCGGCTTGTGCGATAACGTACCGAAGCATTGCTTCGTTCGTGCTTGCCGGTGCGGTGCGGCTGTCGCGCATCATATCCGCTTCCCACGTTGCTGCCAAATCTGAATTGCACAATTGCAATTTGATTTCAAGTTTCGTGGTTGCAAGCGTTACTTCGCCCAAGGTCGCGGCGCCGCCGTCAAACCCGCAAGTACGCGCACGAAGCGCGGCACCGCTCATCTTGCGCAGCACAGCAGTACCGACGACGTTCGGGTACAAGTTGCACCAATTGTTCACGATTGTGTCAGCCGCCATTATAGCGGGGGTGACGTACGGAAGCGCGGCTTTACCCGCGTACGTTCCGACTCCGGCAGTTACGTTTGCCATTTTTTTTCTTTGGGTTTAGGAATTTGCCATCAAGATGCGAACGCGCTCCGTTTCAGATAGCGAAGCCAGTTCAGCAAGGTTTACTTTGTTTCGTTTCGCGACGCGTTCAACGCCTTTTGCCGCGGGTTGCTTTGCAAGGTTTTCAATCACTTGCTCCTTTTCTGCAAGGCGCGCTTCAAAAGACGCTTGAACACCTTGGATTGCGTCTGCAATCATTTGCGCAACGTCTTCGCGCGTCAATACTTCTGCCGCTGCTTCAACTTCTGTTTCGTCTTTCGTTGCTTCCTCGGCTTCGGGTTCCATCCATTCAGCAACAGCACCCTCCGCGACAACGAATTTGACGCCCGAATCAAGCGTGTAATCACCATCGGGTAACGGAATCTGTTCGCCTTCGTCGTTTACGACAAAGACAGCGACGCCAACCGCCCATTCTTCTGCGTCCGTTTGAATTGTTTGGCCGGAATCAAGTACGGCCGATGCAAACGCTTGCGCTTCGGCAGACAATGCCGTGGCTGCGTTCATCAACATTTTTGCAACGCGCTGTTTCAAGTCCATTTTCAAAAGGTTTTGTTAGAATAACGATTTCATTTCAAGATGTTGACAAGTTCGTTCAACGATTCGTCGAATTTTTCCCACGAAAAATCTGCGTTCATCTTGTCTTCTGATTGTCGACGCGCAAACAACCCTTCAATTGAAAATCCTTTGACCTTGCCGCCTTTGACCCATTCGCTCCAAAGGGTTTCATCGTCAATCTTCATTGATGCCATCCACGTTCCGCGCGGTACGTTCATTCCATAGTGCCGCGACTTGTCTTTTTCACTTTCGACAATCCACGATTCCACAAGCGTCGTGCCTTTTACCGGGGCTTGATGTTCAAGCGTCGCGTTCGCTTGATTGCCCGCGATGAAATACAATTCCATTGCGCGTCGAATTGTGTCTTTGCTGAAATAAACAAAGAATTCTTCGTCCTCTTTGCGACGATAAATCGGCTTGTCGGGAATCAACACAGGGCCAAGCACGATGCGCCGTTCCTTGTCGATTGTCTGAAACTGAAATTCGGCAGACAGCGCGACAAAATCCGCTTCGATTGCAGGCGCTTCAACAAGCGATATCGCTTGAATGCCGTACGCGTCTGCCTCTTCGTCAATTACAAGTTCAAAGATGGTCATTATCCAAAAAGTTTTGCTTGGTCAGAAATACGTTGGTTCGCTTGCTGTGCGTTCGAAACTTCCGACGCAAGAACGTACGAACGAATGCCTTGCGTTTGATTGCCTTGCCCCATAAAACCAAAGTCGATTGACGGCGCAAAAGAACCACCGCCCGCTGCTGCTGCTGTCGACGGCGGTGCAAGGTCAGTCGACGGCGATTCAAATTTTTGTTTCGCGATTGTCGCGATTTGAGCAGCGCCTACGGCTGCAACGCTTGCAGTTTGCAGCAGTCGAAGAATCGTCGACGGCTGTGTTTTGTCTGTGAGCGCAGCCGTAACGCCTTCTGCCGTGTTAATTACCGCGTTTGCAATGCCAATTGCCTTGTTAATTTGAAAATTGCGTTTCGCCCTGCGTTCATCGCCTTTTGTGAATGCATCAGACAACGCGGCGATGGCTTCAAACGTGTTCAACGCAATCGCTTTGCGCGCTTCGTAAACGGCTTTGTCGTCCGCTTTTTGTTTGTCGATATCGTCCTGCCGCTTTTTTGCCGCTGCGTCGTCTGCTGCTGCTGCTGCATCGCGCGCCGCTTGGTCGGCTTCTGCCTTCCTTAATCGCTGCTGTTCTTCTAATCTGTCAATTTCAGCGATGCGCGCCGCTTCAATTTCGATTGTCGATAACCCGTTGGCAATTGCAAGCGCCTCAAGCGTGTTGTACTTGTCTTCAATTGCTTTTACCTCCTTGTCGATTTCGGTTGCGGTTTCTTGCCAAAGCGCGTCTTCAATTTGAATCAACGCCGCCGCTTGGTCGGTCGCTCGTTTTCGTTCTGCTTCGTCTGACGCCTTTTGCTTTTCTTCGTTTGCTTTGTTTGCTTCGTCTGTTTTCGATTGCGCTTGATTGCGTAACGACTGCAATTCACCTTGCAGACGCTTGCGCAGCGCAAACGATTCTTCGTCCAACTGATAAATTTCCGCTTGCGCTTCCGCCGCTGCGCGCCTGTCTTCGTCGCGCAATGTTCCTGACGCTTGCGCCAACTTGTTCTGTTCCGTCAGAATCGCAAGGTTTTCGCGCGCAATTCGCTTGCGTTCGTTCAGCGTCGTTTGCTCAATCTTGGTGGCTTTCTCGACTGCTGCAATGCGTTCTTCAATCGACTTTGTTTCGTCGTCTGCAATGAAGCGCAGTTCACGGATTTGCTTGCGCGCTTTTGCAGTCGCTGCGACTTGGTCAATTTCTGCGTCCTCCAATTCTTGCAAGCGCGCTGTTAACCCTGCTGCCGCCGTTGCTGCTTTGCCTGCTTCCGTCGCAATCTTTCCGACGCCGTTTGCCACAGCAATCGCAACGCCCGTTACCGGGTTCAATTTCAACGCTGCTTCGCCGACTTTCGCAAAACCCGCTTTTGCGGATTCTGCTGCGCCTTTGAAATCGCCGCTGAACACTTTGCCGACGGCATCGGCCAAATCTGAAACGCCCGAAAGTATGTTTTGAAATTGGTCGGTTACGTACGTTTTAATTAGCGTTGCAAATTGCGTAATCGTGTCTTTTGGTTTGGTAAAAAGATTCACGATGCCTTCGCCCAACGAAGACACAACGCCTATCAAAACGCGAAACACAGCACCGACGCCTGCCGTTGCGCGTTCAAGCATTTCCGCCCCGCGTTCTGTCTGCGTGAAATATGAAATCAACGAACCAATTGCGACGACAAACACGCCAATACCCGTCGCAGCAAGCGCAACTTTCGTTGCGTTCAGACCCGAAATCAGTTGACGAATTCCCGCGCCCGATTCTACCAAGCGCGAAGCGAATCCGCCCGTTACGTTGTCGAGCGCACCAACGACGCGCTGCCCAGTTTTGCCAAGGTTGTCAACCGCATTCTCCGACGCTTCAATTGCAGCGTCCAATCCTGACGTGTTCGCTTCAACGTCGACAACGATTTTGTTCTTTTTAGCCATACAACCAAAGGATTGCGCGAATTGCCAAATACCAAATCAAGACGATATATCCGTAATACACGACGCCCGCAAGTATTCTGTCAAGTCGACGCAACCACAACGGGCGGCGCGGCTGCTTCAAAAAATGCAACGCGTCGATGATATAACCGAAATCTTTTTGATTCTTGATTTGCATTGTCAAGGTTGGTAGCAAAACCCGGTTGACGAATCGTACCAAAACCCGTAGCGTTCGCAGCATTCACGCCCGCCCAAATACGTACCCGTCCCGTCGGGTTCTTCAAATTCAATCTTGCCCGTTCGTCCCGTGTAAGGCAGATATTCACAATCGCGACCCAAGCCACCCAATAATTTGAGCAATTTGATTGTTACAGCGCCTTCGCTTGTCGCGTCAAATCCTGATATTTCAAGAATGCGAAACGCTGAACCAAACAAGTGTATTGAATCGTTCCAATTGAAGTTCAGCAAATCGAGCGTCGACAAATTAAACTTCGCTGTGAGAATTCGCGCGTCGCTCGAATACAAGTCGATAACATACGCGCTCCAATATCTGTAATACAAGGTTTCTTGTGCGTTCGCTGTGATATTGAAAAACGGCAGCGCCACGCCAAACATCAGCGACAAGTTTTTGACGTCTACGTTCTGCCCGTTGTACGGCGAAAACACAGGAAAGTTTTCTTCGCTTGGTGTGCTAACATTCGTCAACAAGAACTTCAAGTTCTGTTGGCCTGCCCAATACGCAAGATGTGGTTTCAGATTGTCAATTGACAAGTCGTCGCCCTCCTTTTTAAGCAGACGCAACACGTTGTAATCCGTTCCGGGAATCGCGCTAATAACGAACGGCGAAAACCCGCTTGTTATCGTTTCCTCACCGGTAGCGAAGTCGTTTGACGTGTCAAGGATTTGATGTTGCCCGTATGTGTATCCCGTCGATTCCCGAAACGCTTGATTGACGATATCGCTACCCTCGGAATGCGTCCACGTATACGTTCTTTTTTGCAAATCTGCTGTCGGTGTTACTGCGATATCTTGGGACAAATCGACCTTGTTTGTCCAATCTTTTGTCGTTCCCGCGGCCAAATAATCGTTGAAGGGTTCGACGTTGATTTTGGTTGAATCGTACTTGTCAGGGACGAATACAAGATTGAAGCAGCGTTGTAATCCAAGCAGAAAATCGACGCATCGGATATCGGGCATATTACGCGCAACGTCAAGCGTCTGCGCTGTCGGATATGCGTTGTACAAATGCCAAGATGTACCGCCCAAACCCGTATATCCGTTTGTTGCGCCCGCGTTAAACGTTACGTTGCCCGAAGACAACTGAAATTGCATATACCATACCTGCCCCGACGTCGCGGTGAACGTCAATCCGTACGGAACAACGCTGCCCCACGAATACGAAACGTTGTCATCGGTAACGTTTGTTGCCAACGTGTACGATGTTGTCCCGTTTGTGATTCGTAACGATAACGTAGCGCCCGCAACCGACGTTGTGAACGAATAAAACCCGCGCATTGAAAACGCTCCATCAAACGGAACTTGCCAT